AGACCTGTATAAACGAGTAGACATGATGTCTGTTAACTGTTGGGACATTATTCTTGACAGAGACGTTAAACGTATTGAAGACTGTAGGTTTATGGGACACAGATACTTCTTACCATTACATGAAGCGAAAGCAAAGTTTGGTAATAAACAATACGAACCTATCAAACGAGAAGATTACTTTGATGAATACAATACATTTGATAGAGACTATCATGAGGTAGGTTATACAGAAGAAGAAATGTTTCAGTACATTGAGTGTGTAGAGTTTTACGACTTAGTTAATGACCGTATTATGTTTTGGTCTCCTCAGTACTCAATGGGAGAGAAGTTCTTATTCCAAGAGATGATACCGTTTAGAGACTTCAAAGGTGACCCAGTTGTACCTATTGTTCCTCTATACTTTAATCGTAAACCAGACTGTCCTATTGAAGGATACTCATCAATGAAACGTATCTACGACCAACTGTATGAAACAAATCTTATTCGTACTTTTCAAGCAAATGGTGTAAGAAAAGCAAGTAGACAGTACATTGTTAAGAGAGGAACATTTGATGAAGAGAGTATGGCTCAAGTCACATCAGGTATTGATGGACTATTTATTGAAGTCGACGATGACGACTTAGCGGGTGCGATAAGAGCGATGCCACAAAACCCTACCCCACCAGAATTACAGGTGTATTATGACCAAGTACAAAGAGATAAAGATAAGGGAAGTATACTTGCCCCGTTCACGAGGGGAGAGTCAACGCGAAGTTCTGCTACTGAAATCGCTGCTCTGGCTGCATACTCAAGTTCGGAAGTTGGAAGACTCGCGAGAGAAAGAGACGGAACCATCGAAGCGCTAGCGAAAGTTTATTTGGACCTTATAGTTATGTACATGGACGAAGAAGACATTACTGACACAGTTGTTATTGATAATAAGGTAGAAGTTGTAGAGAAGAGTGACTTAGTTGAAAACTGGGTTATCTATGCGCAAGACCAAGCGAGTACTCCTTTAAGTGAGTCAGTTCGTAAACGAGAGTTTATTCAGTCTATTCCTACACTTCAAGCACTAGGTGTACCCGCTCAATCACTTTTGTCTGAGATGGTACGTTCATTAGGACTACCTGAATCGTTTGTTGAGGAAGCGAATCAACAAATAGAAGAACAAAAAGCAGCGATGGTATCAGCAGCAAAAGCAAGAACATCAGGTGATGCTATCCAACCTGACGCAATGGAAGCGCAACAAATGGCCCAACCACTGGGACCTAATAATCTACAATCACTTCTAGGAGAATAACATGGAAGAAAAACAAATGATGAACCAGATGGACCAAGACGCTTTACAGGACATTGGTATGATGGAAGATAAAATGAAACAAGAAGCAATGGAACTTGACGCGATGGAAGACGAGTCAATGCAAGTTCAAGGTGAGTATTCAGAACGTATGTTGAATCGTACAGTCGACTCATTGAACAGAGTATTGAAAATCTTCAGAGCACCTGAGTATCCTAAGTTTGAAAGTGGTAGTGAAATACTTCCACCTGAGTTCGTTAAACAATTAACTATGGTCAATGCGGCTGCGTCAGACGCTATGATTGACGATAAACAATTTGACCCTAAACCTACAAATGACGCTGATTTACGAGACATTGCTGGTAAATTAGACGCATTGGCAGGAGACAGGGCATTTAAAGCATTCCTTAATAAACCCCAAGGTATGGGCGAAATGCAGGATGAAATGGGAGTACCTACTACTCAGATGAGCGGTAGTGATACTAACGTACAACAATCAATTCCACCTCGTGATGATGTGGATGTCAATACATTATTTATGTCTAGAATGTAAAAGGAGAGACAACAATGAGTGAAGAAATCAGCAACCCAACAGTAGGTGTAGTAGACGCTGGGACTGACGTAGAAACTACTAGTACAGTAAACGCAAATGACTTAATCGAAACGCCTGAGGGCAAGAAGAAAAAGTATAATGGTCGTGACAGAGTAGCAGAAGCGTTAGAACAAGCGAAGAACGGACCCTTGGTCACACCAGAAACTATGTCAGTTGAGACACTAAGTGAAGTCGATGGACTTGACGAAGGTGGTCACAAAGGTATAGATTATAATAGAGTAATTAAAGAATTACCTGAAGAGGCGCAGAAACTGTTAAGTAATCTACGAGCAGACTATACTCGCAAAACACAAGAACTAAGTAAAGAAAGAAAAGAGTTGGAAGCGGTACGTAAAAGTATGGCGGACAATAAAGAGTTTTCAGACCAAATCAATACACTCGCTGACGCGGAAACGATTGAACTTGACCCATACAACACTGAGTCATTTGAACAACGTATCCAACAAGAGGTAGCGAGACGTATGCAGGAGTTAATTAAACCTGTACAAGAAGAACAACACCAAATGCGTAAGCGCGCTCAGTTAGAGCAGTTTAAATCAGAACATCCTGACTTGATGGATTACAAAGAACCTATCGCAAAGTTGTTGAAAGAAAACCAAAACATTTCTCTTGAAGACGCTTACTTTATTGTGAAAGGTAAATCCTCAGTCGATGAAAATACTAAACTCAAAAAAGAGTTAGAAGAACGACAGAGCCGTATGAGAGAAGTTGGACTTAAACTATCTCATGGTGGTACCCGTTCAGTGTCTCAAGTCCCTAAACATTTGAAGAAAGGACATGAGATTTACGCTTGGATAAAAAATAATAAAAAGTAGGAAAAAAGTCTGGTATAGTATAGAGCCCCTTTTCGCGCATCTGGAAAGGATAAGCTGACTGGGACCCATACTATACTGGACAATCCACTCAGATGTAAACAACAATCATCCACTCCTCATAGTGGTAAACTTAACAAACCTTAGTCGGAGAATAAAATGGCTATTTCTAATGATGTACTCTCATCAACTCTCCGTATTCTGTTGGACGAAGAAGTCGACCAGTTGTATCAAGCAACTCCTCTTCTTGACAAAATGCGCGAACGTGGTGGGGTAGAAACTTATGATGGCGGACAAAAATTGGATGTACCGCTTATCCTTGAAGAACACTCTTCAATCACTCAACTGGACTCAGGATACGAGCCAGTTAACCTTGCAGTAAAAGATTCTCTTCGTACTGCTTCTTTCAACTGGTGTGACTTTGTCGCTCCTATCGTAATCACTAAGTCTGAAGAACTTTCAAACAAAGGTGAGCGAGCAATCATCGACATCGCTGAAGCGCGTATGAAGTCTGTAATGGGTGCTCTTAAACGAGAAGTTGAAAAACAAATCGTTGCTAACTCTTCTAGCGTTCTTTCAAACTTGAACACTTTTAACGGTTTGGCAAACTATAACGATGGTGTTAATACCTCAGCAAACTCTGGTGGTAATACTACCTCAGGTTTCTTTGAAAACCGTACGTTTGGTTCTCAGCAAGCAACTGACGTTGGTGGACTTTCTAAAGCAACTTTTGCTCGTTTGCAAAACCAATACGCTACTTCTGGTGGAACCTTGACTATCGATGACATGACTGACTTGTACATTGACTGTCAGTTGAATACTCCCGATGGTTCTGCTCCAGACCTTATCTTGTGTTCTCCACAGTTCTACAAAGCATACAAAGGACTTTTGTTCGCTAAAGAACGATACATCGATGAAAAGGTACTTGATGGTGGACGTCTTGCTCTTGCGTTTAACGGAGCAATGGTTGTCGCTACTCCTTTCCTTGGGTCTGATGTACAAAACCCATCTGCTACTCCAACTCATCACTCCATTGTCTCAGCATACTTCTTGAACACCAAGTACATGAAACTTGCGTTTGACTCTGCTGCTCAGTTCGAAATGGAAGACTTTGAAAATGTAAGTGGATACGCTTCTCGTTCCGCTAACATCTATACTCGTATGCAGGTATACTTCTCACATCTTGCTTCACAGGGACTACTTGTGAATGCTGAAGCTAGTTAATAGGGGGAAATTAAAATGGCTACAAATACATTAATTCAAAAACTCTTCGGTTCTGATGAAACTGGAGTAGGTGAAGATTCAAACGCTGTATCTAACCGTGTTGTCACAGAAAAGTTTCTCGCCTCTGAAGCAATCTCTGCCGGTGCCTGTGTATCTCTTGACGTCAGTCAAGCGAGCAATGGACAACGTGCTATGATTGTTGCTGAAGCGGACGGAAGTGACTATGTACCTGTTGGTATCTACGCAGGTTCTGCTGACGCTGCTTCAGGTGAATACATTGACGTTATCCTTCGTGGTATCGTTGAAGAAGCACTTGTCGATGGTTCAGGAACCGCAGTAGTTGCTGGTGACAGACTTTGTATTGGCAGTGACGGTAAACTACAAAAAGTCACTCAGTTTCGTACTGACGCTGGTGACGGTACCGGTACTACTACAGGAACCTTTGGTCAACCTGAACACGTAGTTGCTATTTCACTTGAAGGAATCTCATCTGATGGTTCTGCTCGAGTGTACGTACTTAAAAACTTCTAAGAAGTTTAGTTTCGTTGTATGAATTACGGGGACCCGCCTGGTCAAACGGGTGGGTCCTTTTTTATCTTAAGCATGGAGAAGACACATGAATCTTGTACAAATGAGGGACATGATTGGTTCAATACTGGACTACAACCCTGAAGTAGAAGCGTATAGAGATGAGATGAACAGAATCATTAACGAATGTTATCTCGATTTTTACATGCTGCAGCCTTGGACGTGGGCGCAAAAAACAATAAACACGTATACAAACCCTGACTGTAAACAAACCGATACTCAGATTACGCCTCGCGCTATTGGTCAAGGGTTTCCAACAAACATAGTCACGAGTATTGGATTAGCTGATGGAGAGATAGGTCAGCAGTTCCGTATGGGACAAATCAATGGTAATCACGAAGGTAATTACCTTGAAATAACAGGCGCAACAAACGCCGACAACAATGGTATTTACATCATTGACAAAATAGATGCGGGCGCAGGAGAGGCGTCGTTATCAAAACAATCGAATAACTTTGAGAAAGTAAATTGGAAAGGTACCGCTGGTGTCGCAGATACAGTGACTACTACTGCTTTTCAAAGATACTTACCTCTACCAAAAGACTGTAATCAAATCCTTAGTGTGGGTATCAGAAACACCGCTGAGAGTGGTAGTGGACAAGGAAACAGTTTAGGACACATCTATAATCTTACTCGCGTTAAAGACGAACAGTATAACCTTAGATACGACATTACAGGTACTCCAACACAGTTTATTGTATTTGACCAATTGCCCAATGGTTTTCAAGACTTAACTCACTTTGTACCTAGAGCAAAGAAAGATTTTTCAGTAGACACAGTATCAGGCGGTGCTTCTGGTGGATGGCCATTAGGTACTTATGAGTTCAAAATGGCGTATGAGTTTCACAACGTACATGGAGAACTATCAGACCCATTTGAGTTAGTAATTAGTGAAGCAGGTACTGTACCTCGCTTTAATACAATTGATACAACTCAGTTTGGTTTCAAAGGTTTACGTAAACGTTTTTGGGTTAGACTCAAAGAGGTAGAAGGTGTCGCGTCAGGAAGTTCATACAATGAAGTATACTACAGAGACTTGGGTGGTATTGATTTTGAAGACCTTCAGTCAGATGACTTAGTATCATACTTCCGTGTTGAGGATGATGATACGCAAAGAGACTGGCCTCAAGCGTTGATACAAATAAATTCAACTGACAGATTACGTATGATACCTAGGTTTAGACAACCTATTATTTCACGTATGCGCGTTAGATTACACCCAAGACCTACTGTACAAACTCCAATTACTATACGATACATTTCATTCCCTATTGAGTTAATGGACGATGTCGACCAACCTGAGTGTCCTATCGACTGTCACAGATACATTGTCTATCGTGCTTTGGAAGAAATGTTATTCAAACATAACCAAGACGCACAATCAGTGTACTATGGTAAGAAAGCGGAAAAAGAATTACAGAAGATAGAGGAAAGGTATTTAACACAACGGTCAGCGTTATACATTAAAGACTCGTTCCGTGTTGGTCCTATGAGAGTTAAACCATTTAGAACAATGACAAAAACTCTTGGAGCAGACGGACAATAAAATAATTCTAGGAGAAGACGATGAAAGAATTAAATAAAGAAAACTGGTCAGCTAACCTTAAAAGGTTCCACGCAAACTTAACACAAGTCAATGAAGAACTGGACAAGATAACACCTGAAATAAGAGCAAGATGTAATGAAACTGAAGCGAATGAAGGTGATAAAATTGTATTTCAGCATTCTTTTACTTGCGATGGTGATGTATTATTTATCGCAGTGGAAGGAAATACAAGGACAGGACAAATAGAGTTGACACATTTTAAGTGGGTAGAACACGATGAAGAGCGTTAAGAGATACGATGTAATCGCACAATCAGGTTTGTACATTGGTATACCCGCACCTGAAAACTCAGCGAATAGATTAACAAACTGGAAGTATGACCCAAAGACCCAAGCATGGGGTAATGAACTTGGGTATGAAAAGTTTTTCTCTGGTCGTAATAACTTTGGTGATTTTAGCGGTATCAATCAAAGAGCGATTGATTCATTGTATTGTTGGTCACAACATAATGGAGCAAAACAAAGTATTTTGTTTGAAACAAACGGTAGTTTATTTGAAGTCAATGGTTCGACTCAATCGTTTGATACTCTAATAACAGGTAGATACACACCAACGCAGACTGACCCACCTACTTCATACTCACCTTATGGACGTTATCTTATTATTTCTAATGGACTTGATGGTCCAATTAAATACAGAGCGTCAAGAGGAGGGAGTGAACGTATCTATGATTTAGGGTGGAGAGCAGTACCCGGTACTCCTACAGCTAGAGGTATTGGTGACCCAGATGGTGTACCACGTACTTTCATAGACGCTCAGTCAAACCTTATTAACGACCAAATCTGGAGAGCAACAGACCAAACTTGGCAAGGTGTCACTAGTGCGGTAGCGGATGAGACTAGTCGTTATTCATACAGAGTGTCATTTGTTAATGAGGCGGGGAGTGAAAGTCCTCTAAGTGGACCAAGCAATGAAGTCACATACACAGCGAAATCAGTGACAAGAGGTGGTACAAGCGGTGTTCCAAAGACTGGAATTATTGTTGACATACCTACAGGACCTAACGGTACGGTTGCTCGTAGACTATACAGAACTAAGAATGATGGAAGTATCTATTACTTTGTGCGTCAGATTAACGAGAACGCGTCTCTAGTGTACACAGACTTCTTCGACGATAGTCAACTAGGGTCTGAAGCACCATTGCCCTCAGAGTCGATTGTGATGCCTTCTCCGGCTGCTAAGTTTTCTGCTGCTTTTAAGGACTGTGTATTCGTAGATGGTGGATACATGGACGCACAACGATTGTATTACTCAAATCCAAGACAACCAGATACTTTCAGCGCTGACGCTTATTTTGAGGTAGGTACAAGAGAGGGTGGTGACATTACAGGTTTGATACCTTATTACAACTCATTGTTAGTATTTAGAGAGACAGCGATAGACTTGATACGTGGTGACGCACTCAATGGATTTACTCTTACTCCTTTCATACAAGGTATTGGAACAACCTCACCATCAGCAATTGTATCGATACCCAACCGTGGCATTTCGTTCCTATCAAAAGACGGTGTGTATCTTATTACCGGTGGTCTTGATGGTGGTGCTGACTTAACACTTAACAAAATCTCATTAGGTCTTGAAGAGTATTTTGATAGAGCAAACGTAGATAAGTTTCCACAAGCATGTGCAGCGTACTCAGGCAAAGACAGAGAGGTACATTACTATTTCAGTGGAGATGGTAAAACATTTAATTCAATAGGACTTGTGTATCACTTTGATTCAAAGACATGGTCTGAGCGATTAGACTTTCCAGTCAAATCTATAAGCGTTGACAAAGATGGAAACTTTATTTGTGGGTACGACTTGAACAATGTTTATTCAGGTGGACCTAGTCCTGTTATCAATACTCCAGCAAAAGGTGGACTATTCGTAATTTCTGGCCGTAGACAAAACGGTTATCAGTTTACAGGAATTGGTTCGAACATAAAAGAATCGGGACCAGTACAATCAGAGTTTCGTTCAGCGTGGATAAACTTTGGTGACATGACAATAAAGAAACAAGTTAAATACATTTATCTCACAATACTTACAGCGGGTGATGTAGAACTCGGTGTGACAGCGTATAAAGATAGAGACTGGAGTACCGGTACAAGTTTAGGTGATTTGAAATTACAAAGACCAGACCATAAAGACCAATCAGTGTACGATAGTAAAGACGCTCATTGGGATACTACAGGGATTTGGCAAGACAAACTACTTACACGTCTTCGCTTTGACTGTGCTAACATGAGTTGCTCAGAGTTTGCGTTTGAGTTTTCTACAACAGATAAATGTGAATTTATTGGGTATCAGATAGAGTATACAGTCGACGGTACTAAGATAATAGGAGGTAAACGTGGGGTATAGATGGAGCAAAAACAGTATTGAAAACGATACTTTAGTACAATCAAGAGAGTTTGACCAAGCGCATAATAACTTTGTGTCGCTTATCAATGGTGGTATGGACAGAGAAAACTTACCAGAAGATTGTATCAATCAAGAAAGTTTAAAGGCGGCCTCATTTGGTAAAGCGGTTATCGCAGAAAATGTAGTGACACCAGAGGCTGATACTTCACAAGACTCAAACTATGGAGCGCCGTTCAGTGATGAAAACACTAGAGGTAATCGTATTGTTGGTATGAAGTATGGTGCGCAACCTATCAATGAGGGTGACGCTTTCTTCTCTGTGACATCATCAAACATTGATTGTCAAGAGGGTATGTTAAAGATTCATTGGAAGTGTAATGCGTACATGCCAATGTATTGGGCGTACTATAAAAACTTTACCACTACGAGAGTACAGAGAAAACGGTATCAGTGGAGAATACAAATCAATGGTATTACAGTTTATGACAGTCCTGCAATTTGTCAACCTTTTTTCACAACAAACATCGCTTTGAACATACCTATTAGTAAAGGAACACAAACAATAGAAATACAATTAAAGTTCCCCGCTAAACTTGACGACGATAATAACACGGTACAATTACAGTATTGGGGTGGGAACTTGTATACTCACAACATTTATAGGTAGGAGAAGAAGATGAGTGAAGTAAAACCAAAGAACTTTTATCCAGAAAATGGTGTCACAGATTCAACTGAGGTAAATGCGAACTATAATGCGTTTGAAGGTTCATTAGGGTCTAACGACATTAACAATGAAAACGTGAGAACTGAAGGTATTGACTTACGAAATCTAGGTGAAAGACCTATACACAAGTACATTGGACAATTAAACAACGGTTATCTTCTTAGCATTGGTGATGTACCATCGGCTGGAGCAAGATACCAAAGTTATTCTGTTGACGTTAATGAACCAAAAGAAGTACCCATCAATCATGACTCTTCAGGAAATACTAGTACATCTATCGGCGATGGTACAAAATTAAGAGTCAACGGAACTGCTGGCGCTTCGTTTGATGGTGGAGAAGTTATACACATCAGTTGGAACGTTAACATGTTTACAAACTTTCCACATACTCCTTTGAACGAACTAGTGACAAAACTTATTGATACCGCTACAAAAGATGGAGGTACAGGTGCTACGTATCCTTATGGTTCAGGTATCGGTGAATGGTGTTGGTTAGTGTATCCTAAGTTTAATACGACATCATCAGCACTTAATGACTCAGACTTTCAAGACGCGTCAGATGCGGGACTAGATACAGGAGTTTATCTTGACCCATCAACAATTACCGGTACAAACTCAATTGGAAATAATCATAGAACGTTTGACGATTTTAAGTGGGACCATGTAATGGTAATGCCATCTGTATTTTTCAGTGCGGGTAATGTATCAACGTCACCATACCTTCTAATCAATTCAGCTGGTTCTACAACTGGAGGGTCAGCAGCTGGAGCGTTAGGCGGACCGCAAATGTTTAATGGTTCGTTTAGTTTGAAAGTCAAAGACAATGTGTCCGCTTCATTGAGACTGTATGGTATACAATTGTACATCTCAGGTTATTGGCGAATGCACGGTAATACAACAGGAACAGGTTCTCCAATGAATAATGGCATGTTCTTAGAGTATGAAATCTGTGACCCATCTCGTGTTAATACAGACGGTGACCCGATACCTCTATACGGTGTTGAGGGCGAAGCAGGACTTGAACGTGTACAAACACATTTTGTTATTTACACAACGGCTGGGAGTTAATTATGGCGTTAACAATACCTAATTCATTTACAACAGATACACCAATTGAAGGTGATAAGATACAAGAAAATGTTGATGCGATTAAAGTATACTTGAACGGAGGTATTGTCGCTGGAGACATTGATAACTCACAATGGGTAGACATCAGACACATTATGAAAGGTGTATACTTCAGCACTAATAACTCGTACGAGATGGTATCAGGTATACAACAAGGAACTCCTGTTAGTGAACTACCGGTATTTAATCCGGGTTATGGAGGAAAGGTTTTTGGTATTAGTAATGCTAATCCAGTTCCTGGTGGTGGCATTTCGTTTTACCTTGAAGAAGAAGCAGACGTTATTTTCAAGTATCAAATCAGTCCACGTGGATTACCTCTATTGGGTGGTGTGGATGGTTTCGCATTAGAAGTAAGACTTGATGATGGAGTAAACAACTACGCACAAAATAGACACTCTAAAGAAGACGACATTACAGCGAGTACAGGTTCAAGCGCTGACTTAGTTGGATTCTATAGAAGAAGATTTTATCAAGTAGAAGTGGTATTTCCTACTGTCGCAGCAGGATACCATCACATACAATTAAACTACAGAGGTGATGTACGAGCGGTACCGTTAAAGTTTTGTTCATACTCACTCGAAGCATACTATAGACCATGAAAAATTATAGGTATAAATAGGAGAGTATTATGGCAGACCCAGTTATTACACCAATGTTAATTGCGGCAGGCGTTTCAGCACTAGGTAAAGGTATCGGTGCGTTTGGAGCGTCGCGACAACAAGCGCAAGCAGCTTTTGGTGACGCACAAGAAGACAGACTCAGAGAGTTAGAACGCATGGAAGAAATGCGAGCGTTAGGACTAACTAACAAAGAAGAACAACTTATGAGACAAAGTCTATTAAACCCAGTTCAAGCAGCGCAAAAAGAACAGTTTCAAAGACAAGCAGCGTTGATGGGAGCAGCAGACAGTAGTGGGAAAGCGTTGACACAGTTGATGAATCAACAAGAACGTGAAGACAGAACTTTGGAAAAAGCAAGTCTCGCTGTAGAACAAGCGGACTTAGCGCGCGCAAGAGAACAAGAAAAAGAAATGAGAATGCTCCAAGCAGCTGAGTCTCAATCAGACGCCATTAGAAAAAATCTACCTTTCGCTCTGTTAGGTGGAACATTGACCGCTGGTGGAGACGCATACATGCAGGCGCAGTTATACGAAGACCTAGCGTCACGTGGTGGATACTCACCAATGGACTCAGATTTTCGTAGATTCATGATGGAACAAGATAATAAGTTTTAAGTAGGAGTAGACGATGCAAACTTATGATTGGTATAAGAATACCTATTTAGAAACACATTTGAAATTAGTAGAGCAGAGTATACAACTTGCTCAGACTGAGTTTCAGACACGTGTACAGATGCTACAGTTTTATGAGAAGCAGTTAGACAACTTACGACAAGGTAAAGGAGCGTCAGGTACTGGAGCGAGTAGAGAAGCGGTTGGTAAGTTTAATGCGGACGCTATTAGAAAAAGAGATGAGAAGTTAGCGAAACAAGCATCACTTCAAGGGTATGACTTTAACAGTTTGATACAACCTGTGGCTGACCAAGTTAGTGCTCGTGTCGACCAAGAAGAAGCGTTAGTTAAAATTGCGACAGAACAAGGACTAGATAGACGTGGTGATACACAACTTGAAAGAGTCAGACTCGCACAAGAGTTAAGAGCAGCGGGTGCTAAGGCAGCAAGAAAAGGTGGTAAATCACCTGACATGAAAAAGTTGACCAGCGCAGCGATGACTATCGCTAGAGTAAGTGACCCAGCACTTATGAATAAGACTGAAGCGGAACTTATTGAAGAGCAGAAAAAAATAACAGAACCTCAGTTTGCTACACCAACAAGAACACGTGTAGGTGGTGGACGTAGTACTACCGGTACTGTCGATTTAGGGTTTAACATTAACGACGTACAAGTTGGACCTGATGGTAAAACATTAGGACTTTATGTAGTGCGAAACAACAACGCACAGTTTGAACCCTTGACACTTGAACAAGAGCGTATCTATAATTTAGAAAACAGAGTTAATAGACTACGTTCACAA